ATCGAAGGAAATCATCTTTGCAAGCCACGGGAAGCGTGTCACAAACAGGTCGTAGACCTGCCGCAACTTGAGCTGTCCGGTTCCGCCGCCCAGTTCCTTCTCGGCCTCTGTGACGGCCCACAAAAGCCATTCCTTGACTTTTGCGAGCTGGGATTCAGTGGGAAGCCCCACGAACTTGGCAACGCCAGCGGCGACCGCTGCTACGAAAGCAGCTCCAGCCACAATGATGGGCCAGTTTTCAATGATGAAGTCCATAAAATCTCCTCCTTACTCAACAATCTTCCAATCGTCGGCCAGCATATCAGCCTGGGACGCGAGCCACCCGATCTGAACGCCGGACGTTCCGACGAAAGCCAGGGCCTTGTTGCCGATGGAGCTGTGGTCCGCATTGATGATCTCCCCATCGGGGTCAACATAGCTGACAGCGGACGCGAGCTGGACGTACTGCCCCTTCCCGTTCCATCCCTCGCGCTGAATCTTCTTGCCGCGCTTCGCAGCCTCGATGGCAAGTCCGAAAGTCAGGTTGTCGGTGGGGCGGTAAGCCTCCTCGAAAACAGCCTTGGGGGACCAGCTCATATAGCCGTCAGGATAGCGGACGGCGTAGCCATCCTCCGCTTTCGAACCTTCGGGGATGGGCCAGGTGACCGGCTGAACAGTTTTACCGTCAACCCTATACGCAGGCTCCGCCTCGATGATCTTGGTTCCGATATATCTTTTCATGTCGTGCCTCCTTCTCAGCAATCTCTTTTTACCTGTTTTTCGGTGTTGCTTTTCCCGAAAACAGCCCCGTCGTTATGCTCGAAGATGTTCTCGATGACCTTGAGGAAATTTACTCCCAGGATGGTTTCTATTGCCTGCTCGGAGAGTTCCTCGACAGGGAACACCTGCCCGAGCCGAACCGTAGCGTAAGCAGCAATCAAGTAGGACATCGATACCCACCCGAGCGCCGCGAGCTGCGTCGTGACGAACAGTGTCCTCGTCACAGAGCGGGCATCCAGGCGCTTTCCTTTAGCCATCTGCACCACCCTTCTCCAGGTCCTCAATTCGATGGTTTGCGACCTTCATCTTCTCCGTGAGAAGCCGTTCCGCGCCCTCAAGACGCTCGTCAAGAAGCCCTACATTCTTCTCAAGCTGGTAGGTCCGCTCCACCAAGTTGTTGTGCTTGTCCACCTTCTTTTCCAGTTGCTCAAGCCGGTATCGGGTCAGCTTGCTGCTCGTGATTACGCCAATGATGGAACCAAGGCCAGAGCCGCCAAGACCGATAATGGCAACCAGAACTGCATCACTCATACTTACCACCGCCCTTTCCAACCGAGCATACCATGCGGAAAGATAGATTGCGCCCCGAACAAAGCGAAAATTTAGGAGGCGGTGCTTTTTCAAGCACCGCCTCCTGCTCACCATCAGCGATACGGGTTCTTTTCTTCCTTCCAACCCTTGTTCGTACTCTGCCAGAGGTATGCCCTCGCTTCATTAGACAATCCAGTGAGCATATCAATGGCCGCCTCTGCTTCCTCTTGGTCAATGCTTCCGTTTCTCTTTTCGGGGTCATCGTTCTTGGAATCCACGATTTCGCGGGCAGCCAGATAGAGGAGGTAGTCCGCTTCGCTGATACCATAGGAGGAACCGCCCTCAATTTTCTCCATGAGTTTTTCGCCCGCGTCAGTCCCTACGGAAAGATTGTAGATGTCCTCCTCAATAGAATCCTTCTGTTCCTGGTTTGCAGACCTCCAGACAGAGGAGCCGGAAACCTGCCCATACAGGCTGTCATAGGTTTTTTCCTGGTTCGGGGTGAGATACCTTTTCTCAAGGTCCGCCACGCTCTCGACGCCTTGGTCATCCTTCATGCGGCTCTCCATGGCGTTCCTGATCTGCTCCTCGGTGATTCCGCTGGAAACCATGTCCTCATAGATGAACTCATAAGCCTCCGGGTCATTGATGCTCGCGGCATAGAGGATGTCCATGAACCCGCTTCGGTTGCCTTGGTAGCCGATGTTCAGCAAGGCTTTGTCGATACGGTATTGCATGAGGTAGTTGTCCGTTCCGATTGCCGCGGTGGTGACCGCGGATTGGATGTCCCTCTTGAGGTTTGCAACAGGAACGCCGAACAGGCGCGCAACCTCGGAAAGCATCGTCGCCGAGGCACCGGCGATGGAGTATTTCCCATCGCCGCTCAGAGCCTTTCTCATGTTGGTGAACGCTTCCCACACCTTCGTGATGGGTTCCATGTCCATGCGGGAAACATCGTAGCCCTGCGCGATGGAAACAAGATCTTTCGCATAGGGAATATAGCCGAGGGGATTAAAGTTTGCTTCCAGGTTGCCAGACCAAAAGCTGTTCCAGTAGTCAAGGAAGCTCTCCTCGTCACCAGAGAACCCGGTGAAAGCCTGGAGCATCTTTTCCCAGTATTCCAGCTCCTTGTCATCGTCGCGCAGAGCGTCGGCGATGGACTGCATGACGGCGTTTACCGTGAAGGACACTACAAGCGCCGTAGATGTCCTTGCAAGGACCTTCCTCGCCGTTTTGCGGGCATCCCGGCCAGTAGCGTGTCGAAGGTCATAGACCGCGTTCACGAACATATTGTAGGTCTTTGTCGGCTCTGCCATAAAGGAGGTGGACATCTTTGTGAGAGCGTCCGGGGAGCGCATGATTTGGGACCTCTGGAGGATGCCGTCAACAACCTGGGACTGGTCAATAACCTGAGAGAAGCGATCTGCGACAGCCTTGTAAAACGCGTCAGTTCCGGGCTTCAATCCCGGTCTGCGGTCCTTGGTTTCTGCCTCTACCGCGTTCCAGAGCCGCGCCCACGCGAAACTGTCCGCTTTCCCGGCAGGGGCCATGGACGCCTGCTTGATTTTCTCCATAGCGCTGCTGCTGCCCAGGAGGACATCCTTCATCTGTCGGCCAGTGTTGATGTCGAAATAGCCCCAGTCCTTCCACCGGGCAATCGGGGCATACTTCATAACCTTTTCCCAGTCGCCGCGGCGCACGGAGCCAGCAATAAGATATTTTGCGTCGATGGTGTTCAGCGCACGAAGAATGGCCGTGGGCTGCTGGAGAACGACGCGGAGGTTTGCAGCGACAGCAGCGGCCTTGTAGTTTCCGATGATGCCATCCATGAAGTTTCCGCTCCCGGAAGCTCTGACGCCCTGGTTGAGGTCATCCACCAGTTTGTTGAGGTAGCTGTTTCCGTTCCGTCCAAAGACGCGCTCAATCACGCTCTTTACTGTCCCGGTCCGGTTCCCCTCGCTGTCGCGATAGGTGAAATCCCGGATGCGGCGGACATTCTCCATCGTAGAGAGCCACGCGGCATAAGTCGCCATGTCATTGACGTGGGAGGAGAAGATGTCGAAGATGCTCCCGACCATGACCGCGTTGTTGGCTTTCGGGGTGGTACTTTTTGTGAACCCTCTACCGGCGATAGTCTGGGCCTGGGCGTCCTTCGCGATGTCCTTCTGCGTTTGGTTTTTATCTACCTGAATGGGGAAATAGTCCGGCTCGTTGAATTTCTGGTAGCCGTAGACCTCCATGCTGGCCTGATTGCCAAGCTCCGCAAGCCTGCCGCCCATATACTTTTGCAGGCCGTCGGCAATTCTGATTTGCTCCTCTGTGAGCTTTCCGGTGATCTCGGCAAGGTCCTCGACGGTGACACGAACCGCGTCGGCTCTACGGCTTTCACGGATACCCCTGCCGCCTCTCACCGAATCCGGTCTGATGCCGCCGGTGAAGATATGGTCCTGCGCCTGCTTCCGCTTCATAAGCTCATAAAGGGACATAATCTGGGCGGTGGAAAGCGTCACCTTCTGCCCGTCAAGGTCGAACGTGTGTGTTTCCCTCTCCAGCTTTCTGACGTCCAGCTTCCCGATGATGTCCTTCGTGGCCCGCTGTGCCTCGTGCATGATTTCGATGTGGCGGTCCTGGGCGGAGCGGAGCATACGGAAAATGTCATCTCCGGTTCTCCCGAGCCGATGGAAATACCCCTGCGGCGTAAGCATATCGAGGTTCACCAGTTTGTCAATTTTGCCGAGTGCGCCCCGGTAATCGCCGCGGTCACTCCGCATGATGTTGTCGTTTCGGATTCCTTCCGCAACCTGGGAGATGGTCTGGAACCTGGAAGCGCCAAGCATTTTGTTTGCGGTTCGGATGGAAGCCTCGACCGCCTTGATAGTAGACCAGATGGTAGAGAGCTGCGCCGTACCCATCTCGGAAATCGGCGTGTCCTTCATGGCCTCAATCTCATTCAGATTGTCCATCAGGTCAGGGTCGATGACCAGGGTATAGTCCGCCCCTTCCTTTGTGATGTTGGAATAAGCCTGTCGAAGTTCGCGGAACGCAGCCGTCCGCTTTGTGGGGTCGCCGTCGCCGCCCTTCTTTCGCTTGCCGGTTTCCGGGTCAATCGTGTAGACGCTCTCCAGGTTGATGGATTCCAGGACAGAGGCAACGGCCTTTCTCAGGCTTTCAGGAATGTGCTGCTTGTCGCTCGGGCGAAGGAGCTTCGCGGAAAGGTCCTTCGTGTGCCGGATGATTCGAGCGCGAAGCTCGCGGGCGCTACGGCGCTCTCTGGCTGAAGCATCTCTCGTGGCATACCTGGTTTTCAACCGGTCGATCTGACGCGCTCTCGTTTCCCTCTCCCTCTGAACGGCTCGCTGCACGCGCTCTCTGTTCTGCTCACGCAGCTCTGCGAGGCGGGCGTCACGCTGCTCCCTGAGCCTCTGGAGGCGCTGCTGCCCCTTGGCTCTGGTTTCGTCGATGCGGGCGGCCTGCCGGTCCGCGAAGGTCTTTCTGGTCTGGGGAAGGTCAAAGAAGCGCTCCATGATTTCGTTGGACGCGTCAGAAACGGCCTCGGACAGGTACGCTCCAAACGGGTTCCGTTCCTCGACGTTGTAGATTCCGTTCAGGACTTCCTCAATGCGAAGAAGCTGGTCCGAAGGATTGCTGTACCGCTGCTCGTCGAAGAACTCCGGCCACATATAGGAGGCTTCCTGGAAAACTTGGTCAATATTGGTGTTACCCTTCCCGAGGTTCATCCTGCCAAAGTTGCGCCGCCGGAAATCGCCGTAGTCGGCAATATCGTGGCTATCCGTTTCGGAAACAGACAGCTTCGTGGTTCTGAAAAAGTTTCTCAGGTCACTGTACTGCCGGTAGTTCTCGTCCTCCAGAACCGTGGCGTTCTCCACCAGTTTCCTTGCGATTTCGTCAGAGCGCCGGCGCGCCTCGGAGTAGGTCAGCTCGTTGTTCCCGTCGCGCCCGCTGGCGATGTAATCGTAAAGGCTCTGGAGGTCACCGGAGATTTCCTCTGCGGACATATCAGAGTTATACGAACGGATAAGCTCTCGGGCGGCACGCGCAACAGCCTTTTTGTCCGTTGTGACGCGCTGGGTTCTCCTTGTCTGGCCTTTCCAATACTCAACCCGTTCCCGGAGGATTGCATTTTCCTCTTGCAAGGCTGCGTTCTCCCGGAGGAGGTTATTGCCCTTGGAGGAGCGTCTGATGTCCGGGTCAGAGGTGGGGGATTCATTATCCACACGCTTGATCTGCTCCGCGGAGAACACGGATACCTCCGTATTCCCGCCAAAATTCCACTGTATGCCGTCGTATCCTTTGCCTTGCAATTTCTTGATGTCAGCAGGGGTGATGATGTGCGTGTCGTTGCTCTGCTTTGCCGAGCGGGATTTATAAATGCTGTCCCGCCCGTATGCCTCACGCAGTATTTCAGGAACGGGGTTTCCGTCAGTCACCACCAGAGGTTTTGTCACATTTGCGTACAGTTCATAAAGCTGGCCGTTGCCCTCTCCCATGGCGTCCGCATACCGCTGTGCATCGGCCCGCCTGCTTGCGAGATAGATGCCGGGTCCCAGCCAACCAGACCGCCCACGGCGAAACTTTGTAATCTCACCATAGGCAGTAGTCCCGTGGTACAAAACCAGAAGCCGTCCCTCTGCGTCAGTGATTTTGCTGTCAAGGAAAAACGCCTGTTGCTCCTCCGTCAACTCCCGTCCCTGGCTATCCGTAGATTTCAGCGAGAACCGAGCGCCCTCCACGCTGTTGACCTTGGCGATGCGGTCCGAATCGTCACCGCTCTTGTACTCCAGCGTCCGAACGCCAGCCTGCGCCAGGGCATCTGTCAGCTCCTTGCTGCTGTCATCCGGCACCACAGCAGCCAGGACCTCGTCGAAGCCTACCGCCCGTTCCGGCTTGGCTTCAAAGAGATTCACCGGCATCTGGGAAACGTCAAAGAGAAGGTCCCGCACCTTTGCCGCCAGTTCGTTGGAGATATGGTAGCCGTACTCCTCGTTGAACTTCCCCATGATGCTGTCGATGGTGTAGGTTCCGCCGTCGGCAATCTCCACCATGATGTTTCCAATGGTGTCCGCCTGGTAGTAGTCGTACTCCCGTGCGCCGCCAGGGGACTTTTCGGCCAGCTCCCCAGTGATCTCAATGAGCCGTTCGTCCAGCGCGTCGTTGATGGCCTTGGTTTCTTCCTCTGTCAGGTTTTGCAGGCGGTTCTCCAGGCTGTGCATATCCGCAATATTCTTGAACCGACGCGCCGTACCGGCCCGCAGGCTCTTGACGCCGAAGAACCCAGACACGTTCTTGCTGTTCCCACCGTTCTGGCCTTTCATGGCCTTGACGATGTTTTCCAGAGTGACCGGGTAGTGGGTCTGCTGGAAGGTGCGCCGGTTCCCACTCGGGGTGAACCGCTCCTTGTTGTTGTAGATGCCGCTATCTCCCTCAATGCCGGAGAACAGGTCCCGAACCCATCTCTCATATCCGGTCTGGTTCAGCGCATCGTCCACCACGCGCCGGGTTGCCGCACTGTCTGTCACGGTTTCATAGACAGGCTCGCTCCCACGGTCACGGAAATACTCCTGCACCTGCCGCAGGATTCCACTCATACGGAACGCGCTTTTTGTAATGCCAGGAAAAGCTTGCTCCAGGGCCTCACCGTGCTGCTCCCGAAGTTCCTTGAGATTCATGGAGCCGATGGCGTCCGGGTCCTCCGTGCCAAGCGCATCCGCAATAGCTTGGTATTTGTCCGCTCTGTCAGGATTGTAGCCTCTGTCCACCTCCCGCCGAGTGGTAACAGCAGTGATGTGCTGCCCCTGTTCCTCCAGATAGGCAGCCTTCAGACCGTAGTTGTCCATGGCGTGTTCCACAAGGCCAGCCTCTCCACCATAGCGGTTAAGAAGGTCCTCCATGTCATAGGACACCCGGTACAAATCCTGCCGGAACATCTCGTCGATCTGGCGGGAGAGGATGTTCAGCCGCCCGGATATGCGCCGCTCCACCGTGGCGTCCGCGGCATACTCCACCTGTGGGAATGTAGGGGTCCACGCGTCGGCGCTGTAAACGACATTCCTTCGATTGGCCCTGGGGTCGATGCTTCGCCGGTCCATGACAAGCGTAATGTCCCCGAAATTCGTGTGGGGAATGTCCATGCGTGTCACCGCGATGGATGGCATGGGGAATCCTCCCAGCCGGAGGTCGCCAAGCAGCTTGCTCTCCGTGAGATTGTGCATGGCAATCAATGTGTCGGTCTGCTCAACAGGAGACTTCATGGAGAACCTGGTGCCATCCGTAACATCCCCCGCCGTCAGACCCAGAGCGGCCAGCTTTGCCTCGTCCATAGGGCCGCCCTGTCGCTTCATAGGCTCGACGCCAGCCTCAAGGCAAATAGCGTCAGTCTCCGCGTCGGTGAGGATGCGATTTACCTTCATGGCACCAGTGATGACCCAAGGAACCGTGTCCGGGTTCGGGTTCGTGCGGTATCTGTAATAGCCGTCAGTCGGGAGCTTCGGGAGGCCAGCATAGGAGTGGCGGAACTTTCCGTTTTCCGTATAGCCGTAGGACATGGCCTCCTCCTGGTAGTTCACATCCATGGCGTACTCGCACTCCGCCCATACGAAGTCGGCGGGGAACAGGTCCTTTACGCCGGTTTCCGGGTTCTTCCTTGCAAACTGCTTTGCCAGCGGGATGTCGCCCAGGTGCCAGCCGGGGCGGAACGCCAGACTGCCCTTCGCCGCATTGGTTCCCTTTCCACCCGCCTGCACCTGCATACGACCGGTCTTGGAAGGAGGTGCCGCCTGCCCGATGTCAGCATCAAGCCACACACCAACCGGTGTTCCTGCGCCGCCAGGATTCGCAACCATAGGAGGATAGAGCTGCCCGCCCTTTGCGTAGAATACCTTGTAGGCCACGCCAGTTTTTTTGGGCGGGTCCTTCTCGCGCAAGGAATACCGGGTATTCATGTCGGACAATTCAACTCGCTGTCCTTCCTCGGTTGCCAGATATTGAGCGGACGTGATGTGTTCATATCCCGCCTCCAGAGCCTCACTCCAGAGCCGTGCGGCTTCCTCCAGAGTGTTGAGGTCAACGCCGAAGGTTTCACGCGCGGCAGCGTTTCTATCGCCAGACCGGGTGAAAGCAGACTTTACCTTGGCAATAAAGCTCTTGATGGCATCGACAACCTTTGTAGCCACGCTTCTGTTCTGCTGGGACAGTCGTTCAAAACGAGCCGGGTCAACAACAAGAGCTTCCGTAAAGTCAGCGGCGATTTCATCCATGGCCTGCTCAGTGGTCAGGTTGACCCCGCTCTCGGCGTATCGAGCCTTATACCGCTCCACGAGAGATGCAGAGGAACCGTCGCGTTCGGAGAGAGCGTTTACAGCATAGTCCCGGTACTTCCGGTACTCCTCCGGGGCAATCTCCTGGAGCCGGTGGGTGATCTCATGCTTTGCTACGACCGTGCCAGAGTTTTCGGCGTCGGCAGCGATATAGATAGTCCCGTCCTTATACCAGCCGTTTGCGCCGCCCTCACCGGTGGCGGGGGCCATCTGGATTTTGGTTCCGGTCGCTCTTGCTACGGTGTTGTAAAAGCGCACCGTGCTGTCCGGCAGATCTGCGGAATGTTCATTGGGGACAAAACCAGCCTCGTCGCCGTAGACGGTAGCGTACTTCACACCCTCTCGTTCCGCGGTCAGGGATGTGGCGGCGTCATTCTGCCCCGCGGAATATGCCGCAAACTTCTGAGCGCTGTTGAGGGCAGAAGCATAGTCGCTGCGTACCTTCTCCATGTCCATGCCGGAAACACCAGCCTCATAATAAGCAGCAAAACCGGCGTAAAAGCTGTCTGCGTTCACGTCGCCGTCATAGGAAGCAGTAAGCGCTTTCGCTCCGTTCTCACCGAGGGACGAGGCAGCGGCGCGCACGCGGGACATATCGTACGCCGCCTCCGCGGTTGTTCTACCCTGGAGCTTCTGGGGTGACGTGTGTACGGCGTCCTGCTGGGATGTCACAGCAGCACCAGTTGCAGTAGAAGTCCTGGCAGAGCGGCTTGCAAGGGAGCGGATGTCGCTTTTAACGCGGCTCAACGGAGCGTCGGTATCAATCTCGGTCCCGGTAAGTCTGGAAAGCAGAGCGACAGCATCCTGGTTCTGGGCGATGCGAGCCGCCTGGTTCCCGCTGATTTGCTCTCCATTTACCAGCATTTCAATCGCCGTCCGGGTCGATTCCGGGACATCATTCACAGTTTCGGCATCATTTCGTGAATGTTCCGTTTCTGCGTCGATGGCGACAACGTTCGCGCGGTACAGCCTGCCCAGCTCCATGTTCGTGATCTGCTCGCCATTCGCGCGCTTCTGCTGGAGCTGCTGCGCGATTTGATAGCTATTCGTGGACGGGTCGCTTGCAAGGCCCTCCTCAATGATGGCATCCACCACATCGTCGCCCATGGCGGAAAACTCTGCCCCGGTCTGCTGCGCGGTGTAGGCGTTCAGACCGGCGTTGATTCCGACAGCGCCACCAGACATCACGCCGCCGGAGATGGCACCGCCAAGGAAGTCGAGGCCCATGGTTTCTGCCTGGTCTGTGACCGCGTGCCAGAAAGCCTCGTCCTCGCTCATTCCACTTTCGACATAGGAATCAATGGACATCTGCCACTCGGACTTGTCCTTGGAAATGAGAATGTCGGCAAAAAGGTTGATAAGGTCGCTTCCGACCTCCTCGCTTCCTTCGGTGAGGGTATTCCGAAGAACGTACTTGATAGCCCCCTGTTCCCAATCTCCCTTAAACAGAGCATCCAGGGAGAACTTCTCCGTGATGATCTCAGCAGCGCCAGCAATGGTGCCGAGAGCAAAAGCCTGCCCGTCAGAGAGGCCCCTGTCCTTTGCGGCAATGGTTGTGTCAGCGGCAGCTCCGGTTCCCATGATGCCGAGAGTAAGGGCGCTGTTTCCTCCGGTGATGGCCGTATTGAAAAGGAAGTCGCCCATGCTCATGCCGGTGGTGTAGGCAAAGCTGCCGACGCCTCCCCATTTGTCCTCCACGATTGTGTTTACCTCGTTTCGGATGGCGCTGTTGATGTAGGAAAACTTGTTATAGCCCTCGTTCTGGTCAATCTCTCCATCAGAAGCGAAGTCCGCAAACTGCCCAAGGTAGGAAAGGCCCTTGAGCGGGCTTTCCAAGACGCTGAATACAGAGGAGCCGACGGGATGCTCTCGCGCATACTCCGACCACTCCTGCTCTGCGCTGAGCCGCTGGCGATAGTTGAGGTCAGCCGTCAGGTAGTCGATATACTCATAGGCTGCCTCCGGGCTTTCCGTCGCGTAGATGTAGTTGAAGATGGCAATTTCATCGTCCGTCATCTCTCCACGCTCGCTGTTATCCAGGCCCAGCAGAGCAGCGTTGGTCTGAACATCAGAAAGAATCTGCCTGCCTACGGCAGTTTCGTTCTTGTTGATGTAGTCGTAGTTGATGTCGCCGAAGCCGGTGTTGGAGTACATTCCGCTCCACGCATTGAATTTTTCGGTTCCAGGCTGATAGGTGGAAACATACTTGCTCTTTTCTGCGAAATCATCGTTTTCGGCGAGAGCGGCATATTCCTTTCCTTTCAGGTAGGTCCCGTAATCATCCTCGTCCTCGAACTGGGACCAGAATTCGTACTCGTTTCCGAGGCTTTCGCGGACACCGGCCAGGAAGCTATCGCCCTCGTCAAGGGCGGAGAGGATGCGGTCAACCGTTCCCTCTCCGTAGTCCGCGTCGTACATATCGCGGTATTTGGTGAAGTAGTCCCGATACTCCTGCGATTTTCTGGTGTAGCTGTCAATGCTGCGGTTCGTGTCCTCCTGGTACGAAAGGAAACTGTCGGCAGACTGGAAGGTATTCTCCCTGGAGGAGTAATCATCGCTCAACCGCTGGGAGAAATTGTTCAGGTTCTCCATCCACCGGTCAAAGCCGATCTCCTCGCTGCGCCACAGAGCGTCGCCGGACTTTTTTCTGGTCCACTCGCCGAAATCAGAAGGAGTGTCATCCCGGAGAATGTTGGAGGACTGGGGCGCGGTAACCCGCGTCCCAGTCTGTCCGGCAGCAGAGGAAGTAGAGCTGGTCTGCTGCTTTTTCTTTTTGGTCCAATCGCTAAAGCTCATAAAAATCCTCCTTATCCGCCGTAGGTTTCGATGCAATACTCAACATAGGCGTTCAGGTAGTCGGTGTAGCTGTCGTACTCCGTAACTTCGGTGCTGCCCTGCCCATACTGCTGGTAGGATGCCTTTCTTCTGGCCCATTCGGTTCTTGTCATCATTCCAGCGATGTTCCCGCTCGGCACGCCCTGCTCCTTCATATACGAGGCAGCGCTCTCTCTGTCGCTGAACGTGGGGATGCTGCCGCCTCCGCCGCGTGCGCTTTCGTAGAGGGACCACAGGGTTTCAGTCTTTGCGTTGGACATATCCAGACTAAGCAGATACTCATAGGCTTTCGTGTCGTTACCGAAGCCGAGCATGGTGTCAACGATTCCAGACTGGCTACTGCTTCCGCTGCTCCCGCCGCTGCTCCCGCCGCTGCTTCCACCGCCGCTTCCACCGCCGGAATAGGATACCCGCGCCGCCGCCTGTCATAGGCGCTCTTGAGGTTGGCAATCTCCGCGTCCGTGTACCCCAGGGCCTTGTAGCCCGAGAAATCACCAGCCGCCGCAAGGGTCTGTGCCTTTTCCAACGCGCGGTTGTACTCCTCCTCGCTCTCGTACTGCTCGCGGTTCCACGCGGTTTCATCCTCGTACCGCTGGTCCTCAATCTCGTCCCGTCCAACCTGATAATTCCACTCCTGGTCATACCGGGTGTCGGAGATGTCATCCCGGTAAATCCCGTAGTCAAAGTTGCGGTCGGCATTGTACTGGGTGAGGAGGTCCTGATACTTGGCGTAGTCGCCCTGCTCCAGAGCCATGAGCATTTCCAGGTTGGCCCGCATCTCGTTGCCCTCGTCCTGATACATGGCGTAGGCGAGCTGCCGAAGCTCCGGGATTTTATCGGCGAGAGCCGCCATGTAGTTGTCGTAGGTCTGCTGGCTTGCTGTCGTTGCGTAGGAGCTTGCAAGGCCGCCCGTTCGGGCGGAAACCTGCCCAAGGGTGTCCTGCATAGCCCTCTGGCCGGAGCGCGTGTAACTCTCCTTGTACTGCTGGTAGTTCGGGTCATCCTCGTAGTTGTACTCGAAGGGGTCCCGGCCAAGGATTGCTTCCGTAAGCTCGTCAATCTGGTTCTGATATTTGCTGGTATAAGAGGGGGCGCTCTCGTAGGAAAACTCCTCCTTCTTGGTTCCGGTCGGGATATACTGCGAGCCGTCCGCGCCGCCGGAATATCCATACTGACCACGGATTGCCTCCGCCTGTGCGTGGGCCGCATCCATGCCTGCCTGATCTCCGGCTTTGTTGGCATCGGCCCAAGACTGACCGGCAGCCTCCAGAGCCGCCTTGTCCAGATCGCTCATGCCGACCATGCTGGCATAGTCGTTTCCGCTGTTGTCAAGCGCTCTGTAACTGGAGCTGGTCGCCTTGATGTCCTGGGAAGCCTTCTCCTCGTCGTTCTTTTTGGTTGCCATGGTGATACCCCCTTTGTTATCCGATTGCCTGCTCAAGCGCCGCTACGCGGGCCGACAGGCTGTTGTAGTTGTTCCCGAGAGATTCCACGGAGCTTTGCAGGCCGGAAACCTGCGTTTTCAAACTCTCCACGCTCGTTTTCAGGGTGGAGATGTCCGTCGCGTTTTGCTCACTGGATTTCTTGAGCTGCCCGAGGATATAGTCCGCGTTCTCCTGGAGGGTCCTGGTGTAGTTGCACAGGGCCTTGACGGTCGCCGAGATGTCGTTCCGGTTGTAGGTGGGAGGGGAACCAGGTAAAACGGTAGCCATCTATCACACCTCGCTTCCTACGGTAAACTCCCGCACAATGCTCTTGAGCAGGCAAAAGCCCTTGCCTGATAGCCGCACGCGGAAATTGTCACATCTCGTGGGGAGAATGGGGATTTGTGCGGTCTGCGCCCGCTCGTTGTGGGTAATGAACACCTGGCGGAACGGCGCTCCATCCACACTGATTTCCACGCGGAGCCAGGAGCCTTGCTCCATCTCCGCCCGAAGGTACAGCCGGGAGTAAATCTTCCTGCCGTGCGTGGTTTCGTCCATCTGGCAGAGAGTGGCGTTCCACGGAAGCCGCCCCTCCTCCTCGTTGTCCTGCCCGCACATCATCACCTTGCCGGAGTTTGCATCCAAAAAATAGAGCGTTCCGTTGAGCTGTGCGAAGTCCGCCGCATGGGTAAAGTCCTCCCGAAGCCAAATGCCCTGCGCGGTATCAAATACATAAAGTTCCCAATCTCCCGCCTCAGTCCGCATGGAGATGTAATACCGCTCTCCGTCCGTACCGGCCACAGCATCGAAGAAGCGCCGCGTTCCGAAGTTCTCACTGATAAGCTCCGGTGTTCCGCCGGTATAGGCATAAACGCCGTTCCGCCCCTTGTAGAACAAGGTTTCGTTGATGATGACCATGCTCTTTTCGCTGCCGGACTGGAGGCCGGGAACCGTGTATGTGTAGATTTCATAGTTGGATGGGATAGACCCGATTACTTTGTGTACGCAGTTCTCTTTCCAGAAAAGAACCGTGGAGGAGTACGCGATGCAGCCGGTAAAAGCTCCATCCGTTCCAACGGCCACGGCGAATGCGTCCGTCGAGAGGCCGTCGTACAGCTTGAAATTCTTTGGGTCGCCGAGTGCGGATGCGTAGATCGTCGTTCCCTCCGCGCCCCAAATTCGATTGTCGCACTCACAGATGCAGGTGAGGTCCGGGACCTCTCTTGCAAGGCTCACTGTGCCATTCTCCACTCCCGTGCCGGAGAAGATGTCCTTGTCAAAGGTAAGCGTTCTACCGTCGATAGAGCGGATGATGTGACTTCCGTTGTTCTCCGAGTGGGTGGTGCAGCCGGAAATCTCAATCGCGTCACCGGCGGAGAAGTATTCGTCGAAGTCAGGGTACTTGTGCAGGAGTACATCGTGCAGGATGTAGCTGATATGGTACGTCCCGTCGCTCTGCTCAGTGGAGCTTTTCACCACCATGTACTCTTTCTCGGTATCACACTCATACTGGATGATGTCGCCGGACTTGAGCTTCCCAGGCGTCTTTTCACTTCCTCCGCTCATGGTAAGCGCTCCGCTGGACTTGTTCACGCTCGCCCCCGTATAGGCGGTCATGGTGGTGTCCGCCCCTACGCCCGAGATGGTGGTTTCGCTTTCTGCCGCGTGGTCGATATAGCTCTGTTCCGGCACAGTGATGGTGTTCGCGGAGAAGGTGACATCTCCGGTATATCCGGGGTAGTGGGCCTCCAGGCTTCCGAACTCCTCCGCATCGGTGTCGTAGTAGACCTTATCGGGGAAAATCACAATTTTCGTGTTGATTGTGGCAAAGTGCTTTGCACCGGCGGCCACCTGTCCCACAACCTTTCCGTCGTAAAGGAAGTCCGTTCCGTCAACCACGCACAGTTTCCCTCTGGCATAGATCCCCGTGGGTGCCTCGTAACCGGCATAGGTCTTTCTACCGGCGCGCTGCGTCAGGCACGGGAAGCGTGCAGAGGAGAGGCCGAAGCTCTCAGCAAGCTCTCCGTCGCCGGTGTTCTCTCCGTAATTGACGCCGCCGAACGCGATGACCTGCCGCTTCGTCCGGTTCGCCGCCGTGGTGAAATAGGGAAGTTTCAAGATGGGGCCTCCTTCCTCAGAACAGACCGCTCCAGGTTCCCGTTGTAATCGGGATGTGGGTCCTGTGGTAGTCCTTTTTGAACTCGTCCATGGCCTGATTGAAGGCCAGCGCGGAATTGTTGTAGTTCTCTCCCTCGCGGTTGTGGAAGTCAATCTGAGCCATCAGGTAGAGGGAATAGAGGTTGTCGTACGGGGCCGGAACCAGAAGCGGCACGTCCCCGTCCTCCGGGTAGGACCGTACCAGTTTGGGCAGCTCGCTCCATCTGCACGCTTGGCAGGAGGAGCAGTCCATCCCGCTGTCATAAAAAATTTCAGAGCTTCCGCACTCAGGGCATACGCCAACCGGCCCGTGCGCCTCCACCCCCGGCGTAAGCCGGTGCCGCAGGATGACTTCCCGGTAGATTTTCCCGTCCAGCTCAATGAGCCAACCAGCTTTCGAGCTGTCATCGTATGCGTCCGGGCGGAGTTGCCCGACCCGCTCGATGACCTCGTTGATACTCGGCATATCGCCGCCTCCTCTCAAAGAATTTGCCGGACGGCGGCATCCGCCGTCCGGCTGGTTGTTATCTTAGGCTGCCTTGACCCATACGCCGTTGTTCTTGACGTAAAGGCCGCCGCTCTTTCCCGGCACGCTCTCAATCGTGTAGCATCCATCGCTGTCCGGGCTATCAGATACAACGATAGAAGATTTAAGATTAAAAGCGGGGCGCGGGGCGAAGTTCGCGCTGTAGACAAAGTCGCTGTACACGGAGCCGACGGCGCCGATGAAGTACGCGTGATCGGTGACGGAGTTCGGGGAGCGCAAGCCCCAGTAGACGGCGGTCGCCGTCCCGTCGAGGTAGGCAATCCGCTTGTTGTTGTCGGAGAAGTAGCCGAACTTCGTCCCCTCCGTCTGCCAGCCGGAAACACCTACCTCTGTGCAGGAGAGCGCAAACCCTTTTCGGTAGATGGTGTGCAGCGTGGAAACGCCGTTGCCCTCTGCAACAACAATAGGAACAGGGATAATGCAGTCCTGAATCTCCTTGTCCAGTTTGAGCGGGAAAACGCCGTCACAAAAGCTGTCCAGCGTTGCTCCAAAATAGACGTTGAAGTTGCTGTATGCGCCATTCCACGCGATCTGAGCATAGGCGTCCTTGCGGAGCATGGTCACGCCGGTTCCGCTGCCGTAGTGGTCATTGTCCAGCTTGAGGAACTTCTTTGCCTGCGTGTTCTCGTCCAGTTTGACCAGACTTCCGTTTGCAAGGTTGGAAAGTAACTGTCCCATAACGTTTTGTTCTCCTTTCGATTATGCCTTGGCAGGGCGGCGGTTCCCCGCCCTGCCTCCGGCGGTTCTCTGCGCGGGCCAAGCTCGCCTCCAACTTGGCGCGCATTTCTTCTCTCAGTTTCCTGGTGTCGCCATGTTTGGCATGGGCCTCCCATGACTGGAAGCTCTGCATGATTTTCTCCCGTGAGATTTCCCCAGCCGCGTACTGCCTCTCCCAAAGTCGGATGCGTCGCTTCATCCGCTTGATGGAGGAGTAGCGCAGCTTTTTCACCACCTTTCCCGTCCGGGTCAGGTAGGTGTGAAACCCGCAGAAGTCGATGCCGTTTTGCAAGGGGAAGATGTTGGTCTTTTGGTTGAGTTCCAGGCCGAGGCGCGCAAACTGCTTTCTCAGCAAGGAGAGCGCTTCTCGGGCCGTTCTCATATCCGGGCAGATCACATACCAATCGTCCATATACATTCCAGCGAGGGGCAGATGCAGTTTCTCTCCTGCATAGTGCATGATGGAGTGGACAAAGAACACGGCATAGATATGGCTGGTCTGATGACCAAGTGCAAGACCATCTACCGCGTCGATGTACCGCCACATCAGCTCTTGCAAGCGGCGGTCCGTGAACCGCTCCGCCAGCGCGTTTTTCAGCCTCTCATGGTCTATACTCTGGAAGAAGTGCCGGATGTCGCCCTTGATGACTGCGCCGTTCGCATAGTCCCATTCCTCCATCGGTTTCGGGGGAAGTCCGGCGGAGCGCCTTGTGGCCTCGTCCGCTCCCTTTTTCCGTAGGAAGTAGGTTCTCAGGTGTTTCTCCAGCATCTCAAGCCCGAAATGCGTCCCTTTCCCATACTGTGCCGCGTAGGTGTTCAGCGTAAAGCTGCGCGACAGCTCGCGGTACACGATGTTGTCCGTGATGGCGTGCTGTACCACCTTATCTCGGAAAGTAGGGGCCTGGATAAGCCTCTTTTTCGGCTCATAGATCAGGAAAGCATCCAGCGGGTCAGGCTGGTACTTCCCCTGCAAAAGTGATTTTGAGAGTATCAGCAGCTCCTCGATTGCGCTGTATTCAAAGGCCGCTGTACTCCTTTTGCTTCTCTTGCACCTTCTGGCGCGCCGGTAGGCGTTCCAGAGGGTTTCAAAGGAGCATAATTCCTCAAAAGTCATAATTCACCACCCTTTTGGATGGCCGAGGAGCGCGGGCATCGCTGATAGCCGCCGCTACCTCCCTGCACGCAGGTGTCCGGGGCCTACCCCGGTAGCGGGCGCGTCGGCGTCAATGCCATGTGTTCGTCCTGGCTCGCTGTGTCCTCCGTTACAGCTTGCCGCGACAGGATATGGCCTCCTTTGATGATGGGCCTCTGCTTTCGTCCGGCTGGACTACTTGTACGCGGTGTCCATCAGAGCGGGGCGCGGGGCGAAGTTCGCGTTGTTGACATTGTTGTTGTTCACGGAGCCGTCGGTGTTGATGTAGTACGCGTTATTGGTGTCGGAGTTCGGGGAGCGCAAGCCCCAGTTGACGGCGCGAATAGGCCATACCCTAATGAAAGACAGGCGGGTTCTAGCGGCCTACGGCCTCAATCTCCCGGTCCGTCCTGCATCCAGGTTCATAGGCTCTGCTCTGGCCTTATCCTTTTCGTACCAAGCCGCCCCCATATACCGGACGGTAAGGACCGCTTTGCTCCATACCGCGGCCTTGTCCGCCGAAACGCCGGGGAATTGCTTGCTCTCCTTCATGCGGAGGATTTTTCTCTCCAGTTTTCTGCACTCGCGCAGGGCCTTCCTTTGAAGCATCAGCCGCTCTCGCGGCGCTTCTCTCAGGTCGATAAGGTTCGCTTCTTCGATGTAGGCGCATATTTTCTCTGCGGTTTCCATCAAGCCGGTTCCCACGGTATAGCGGTACTTTTTCGGTATGACCTTTTCGTTGGCGCACACGTCGCAGGTGTATAGCCAGAGATCTGCCGCCCGGTTTCCAAGGAGGAACTCGTCACTCTTTCTCTTGTCAGTTCCAGCCGTGTTATAAGGCACGCGGACACCCTCTTTCCAGAATGTTGTTCATGGTGTCCTGGTCGATTCCGTCTACCTCCAAAACAAAATCCCGCATGAGCCTGACCGTAACAGGCGTCCCGAGTGGCGATAAGCCGGTGAGGACCAGCTCGCCGCTTTTGCAGATACCGCACGGCTGCTCAAGCTCGGAAATGATGTTCGGAATGGTGCATGACAGCTCGGACACATCCTTGCAGGCAATCTTAATCACTGTTCCGCCTGCAAGTTGTCAGCGCCGAAAACAGGGGTGGTCACAGTCCCTACGGTCTGCACGCTGGATTTGAGGTCTACGAGCTGCGCTGTGACGCTTGCAAGCTCATTCAGGGCGCTTTCCTTTGCGCTCACCTGCGTGGACAGCTCCGCCTCAAGCTCGGTCACTCTCGCGGTCAGAGCGGCCACGTCACCGTTCACATCGGTGCGGACCAGCTTCAAGCTGTGAGTAGAGATGCGGAAGGGGCCGACGTGGCTCTGCACAGTGTTCCCGTCCGCGTCCAGAACCTCGATAGGTCCAGCGCACAGGGAATCCAGGGTTTCATCGTCGATGCCTCCGGGAAGCTCCAGGATGACCGCCTGCCGAGCGTTACCGGAAATGGTTTCCGTGACCACAGCGAAGCCGCTGTCGTTGATCTGCTTGTTTCCTGCTTTAATCATGTCTGTTCCTCCTCACCCGATATTGATATAGACGTCGCCGTTGGAACCCAGGCCAGACGAGGGAGCGCCGCTTCCGAAATAGATATTGCGGAAGCCCTTGGTGCTGCCGCTCGTAGGAGATACGCCGGATGTCACGCCGGTGAACGCTCCGCCGGTCTTAGGCATTTTGGTGTCAGCGTATGCAAAGATGTCCTGCGCTTTCCCGCTCGGGTCGTAGGTCGCCTTGTGCATATCGCCTGGGTTTACCGCATCAGCGCCCTTCGGGATTCCGAAGTCGAAGATGGGGGCAGCGTCCGGGCTTCCGGCCCGTCGCGTCACCGTTGCGTTGCTACCAGCAGCAAGGGTAGTGGTGGTTCCCACCTGAATGTTCGGCGTAACGCCGTCCGCTCCGGGGTTTCCCTGTGCGCCGGTTTCGCCCTGGATTCCCTGAACGCCCTGCGGACCCTGCGGGCCAGTTTCACCCTGGGGACCGGTAGCGCCCTGGGGGCCGGTAGCGCCCTGGGGACCCTGGGGGCCGGTTTTACCCTGCGGACCCTGGGGGCCGACAACCAGGCCGAGGTCAAAAGTAGGCATATAGTTTCCTCCTTCCGTCAGATGTCAAGGCACAAATGCCCTTCATCGTTGATGTAGTAGTTGGGTCTTTCGTCGCCGGTGTAAGAACACAGAAGATGCCCGTCCTCCGTAACATTGAACGACACCATGCCGGATGTTGCCACGGAAACTCCGTCGATGCCTCTGGGACCCTGGGGGCCTTGGATTCCCTGCGGACCCTGCGGGCCAACAGCTCCTTGTGGTCCGGTCAATCCTCGCGGACCCTGGATGCCCTGGATGCCCTGGATGCCCTGGATTCCAGGCTCTCCCTGCACGCCGCGTTCACCCTGGAGGCCGGTTTTCCCGGTATCGCCTTGCGGACCGGCAGCGCCCTGCTCGCCCTTGTCGCCCTTCTGGGCGATCATAAGCCAGTACATACCAACCACGCCGTCGCCGTCTGCTGTGTCAACGGCAGGGTCAATCCCGGTGTTCGATTTCTGGCAGATGTAGGAGCTTCCAAGCCTGGACACCTTTTGCAAGGGCAAATAGGTGGTGTCGGGGTCCCACACCGTCCAAACCTTCACAGCTTCCTCCGCCTGATTCAGAGCATCAATCGCGGTGGAAACAGCCTCCGTCACCTGGGGGATGATGCCGTCAATCTGCAACTGGAGCTGCTGTGCCTGGGTGGGGGTGGGTTCTGCGGGCGCTTCGTAGGCGTCGTTCGGCTTCACCAGGAGATTGTCGGTCACGGTGATTGCAACCGCGGTGGGGGAGCTTTCCCGGAACCCTTCAATGGTAAAGCTGCACCAGCCTGCCACGGCCAGAGGCTCCGCCGGAATCGGTGTATCGAAGGTCAACGGGTCCTTCCCGTCCAGAAGCTCAGCGACGGCGCTGTATAGGAGGACGGAAACAGGGTTCTCGCCCATGGCGTCGCGCCATACAACCCGCTTGCTGTACTCCGCCCATTCGTCGCTGAGTACGATGTGAAGCACGGTCGAGTTGGCCTCTCCCTGCACACCGGCGTTTTTACTGTCCTTCCTGATAAACTCCCCGTTCACAGTCACATTGATGGTTCTGTCCATTTGTATTCCCTCCCTTCAAAAAAGCGCGGCAAGGGCCAGAGGGTGGGGGAGGACCCTCTGCTTCCTTGCCGCGCCGTGTCGCAGCCGCCTGGGTGTTCGCGGTTATCTATTCCGTTTTCGTCCCAGCCGTGCCGTTTGTCAGATGTTCAGCGACTTCGCCTTGGCCTCATACTCAGCGCTCTGGCGCTCAATCATGTTGGCCGTTGCGGTGTCCTGCCGCATGGACTGTTCCAGGACATCGGCGAACTTCCGCTTAATCTGCACGCGCTCGCCGCGCTTGATCTGCACGCGATCGCCGTTGACAGCCACAAAGACATCGTCCTTGTACTTGTCGTTGTCCTTGAAAAGCTGGATGCTCACCAGCTCGTCGCCCTTCTTGCTGGCCGGAGCGGGGGAGGCCGCTTTTGCCGAAGCCACAGCCTGCGCTTTCTGGTCAGCTTTGGCCTTGGCTTCGGCGACGATTTTCTCACACTCGGCCTTGGTGTTGTCCAGAATGGACCGCGCTTCCTCTTTGGCAGCCTCAATAATCTTGGCGGCCTCGGCGGAAGCGTCAAAAGAGGCGTTGCCGCCGTTCTGCGTCTGGTCATTGGCAGTACCGGTGCCGGTGCCGGTTTCGTCTTTCTTGCTCGACATATCAGTTCCTCCTTGTCGTAGATGTAGTGAAGGGCGGCGGGGCAGGCCCGCCGCCCAGGTTTATCACGCAGCGGTGAAGGTGCTGGTGGTTTCGATGCGTACCATGTACGCCTCCACCAGACGCTCGGCCACCTTGGTGGCCTTCCAGCCAGCAGTAGCACGCTGGTTCAGGGGGTCAGCAGTACCGGCAGAGCCGAGCTGCTTGACGATGTGCTGGAGGCCGCCTCCGGTGATCTCGGTCACACCGTATGCGTCAGCGCCCAGAATCAGGGTGGAATAGACGTCGCGGCCAGCAGCGCCCTCGCCAGTGAACACCTTGGCCTCGCTGGTTTCCACGAAGCGGACGCCCTCGATGCGGCCAATTTCGCCCTCGTAGATACCCTCGGGGTCAGAGTAGGTCTTGACGTTCACCCACTTGGGGTCGGACATCAGATCGTAGGAGCAGTCCGGGTGGATGATACCGGCATAGTAGCCGTTGATGCGGGGCGCGTTCATAACCTTGAGGAAGCGGACGGCCTTTCTGACGGCGTCCACGGTCAGGTTCATGTTGTTCTCCGCATCGGTGTAGGACAGCTCCGCTCGGCTGTCAACCTGGCCCTCGGCGTACTGAACATTGGTGCCTCCGTTCAGCACTTCGCGGGTGATGGTATCCAGGGTCCGTCCCGCCTGACTGCCCAGCAGCTTGGTGGCCTGCACCAGGTTGTTGTCAATGGCCGTCAGCAGCAGGATGTCGGACAGCTCGATGAAGCCGCCGTACTGCTTCACGGTGGCGGTGATGACGCCCATGTTGAGCTTCTGACCGTTAGGTGTCACACCTTCGGTCAGAGGGGTGAGGGCCTTGGGCAGCGGGTCATACTTGCGGAACTCGATGGTCTTGCCGCCGTTCTTGGGGATGGGGTGCTTCTGGCCGAACTGGTCATGCACCAGCTCAGGCTCGGCCATGTCAATGAGATAATCACTGTAAAAAGTTTTCATCTCGTCGGACAGGCCGCCGTCGGTGGTGACGTTGGTGTTGCCCTCGAACAGGTTCAGAACGACGGGCAGAAGGACATAGTCCTTGAACTTATACATGGATATAATCTCCTTTCCTTTCGGGGGAGATTACATCAGCTTACAGCTTGATGGTTTCTCCCCGCGCAACTCTGCGGGCGACCTCTGCGCGGTCCTTCTTGGTCCACTTGTGAGGGTCGTCCTTCACGGTAAATGCCGCACTCTGGGAGGATGTGCCGTTTTCGGCGGGCCGATTGCCCTTGGCGCGGATGCCGTCAACCACCTGCTTCTCGGTTCTGCGTGCGGTGTTCTGGGCGACGCCAGCCTTGATTTCGTCCATGTGAACGACCTCATAGGCGTGCTGCACCGGAACGCCAGCTTTCAGCATAGAGAGGAACTGGGGGTTTTTCGATTCCACGGCCAGATCGAAGCCGGGGTACACGGCCTTTACCTGCTCGCCCTCGCTGTACCATTTCTGGAGCTGCTGCTGGGCTGCCTGCTGGTTCTGCCGCATACGCTGTGCCTGGAGAAGGGCAGCGTTCTCGCGCTGGAGCTTCTGGAACTGCTTGTACTGTTCCACGCTCATGCCCGCTTCCTCGGCGGCTTCGCTCCAGTAAGCGCTGTCATTCTCGATGGCGGTGGACAGCTTGGAGAGGTCGCCGTCGGAAATCTTGTAGCGCTGCATCAGCATATCAATGATAGGCTGCTGCTTGGCCGACTGCTGCTCCAGGTTCTTCGCCTCCCTGAAACGCCGGTCGATGATGCGCTGTGTTTCCTCGGTGTAGACATCCTTGTACTCTCCGTTGACAAGCTCCTGGAAAGCCTTGCGTCTATCCTCCATGGTGTTGGATGTGACCTGCACATCCCCGTCTTTGCCCTTCCCGGCGGCGGAAGGTTTCGCTTGGCCCTCGGCAGGCTTGGTTTCGCCGGACGCCGCCGGTTCATCCTGCTTTCCGAAAAGCACGTTACTGAACTCGCCCGATTTTCCCCGGCGGGTGGAACCGGGGGATGCCTGGGAACCGCCCTGGTTGCTGTCACCGCCCGTTCCGTCACCGGCTGCGGAAGCTGCCGCTCCAGCGTCAAACAGACGGAGGTTGATGTCCAGCAAAATGTCGCTGTGTTTCATCGGATTTCCTCCTTTTCATCGCGGGTGTTTCGCCCCCGTGCGTCGGTCCATGTACTCCACCAGGACGGCGGAGCGGCGCTCGCCGCGTCCGCCATCCATGGAGGTGAAGTAGGAGGACATTCTGAGCGTAGCAGAAGCCGTTTCTGATTGCGCCCCGAAAAACAGAAAAATTTTTAATCTGGAGCAAAATTCACGCTGATATGCTCCGGGTGTTGCTTTTCAATCTGCATCAGGCCAACGAAAGCCATCTCACAAGCGCCACACACTCTGTCATCGCCGTGGAAGTGCAGAAGCGCCCGACCGCTATCCAACCTCATGGAGTAAATCTCCGCATGGCCGTCCCTCTCTGCGTTGGTGACATACCCGGCCAGGGCATAGACGATGCCGGACACCGCCGCGCAAACCTCCGGGCTTCAGGTGGCGTGGCCCTCCAGGTTTAACAAGCAGCGCCCTCCCTCGAACTCTGCATAAACCTTCGTCATAGCGTGTCCTCCTTATGCCTGCGGCGTAGCTGCGCTGCTCTTTGCGTTCATGCTGGGAGAACTGCGGGCAGCAAGCCTCGTCCCATAATCAGTCATAGGCGTATGGGCCTGCAAAATGTCGCTTGCAAGGCCATCCGTGTTGCCCACAGAGCCGGACGTGGCAGCAGATACCTTCCCGCCAGAGCCTCCAGCCGCGGCAGCTCCAGAGTTCACGCCCATGTCCTTCCCGGTAAGCGCCTGGAGGAGAAGCGCCATCTGGTCCATCTGCTGTGACATCTGCTGGCAGATATTGAGAAGCGTCTGCCCCTGCTGGACCTGCTCCCGGACTTTGTCGATGCCCTCGAACTCCATCATCTCCAGCGCACCCAGCGCCTCTTGCGCCCGCTCCGGGTTGAAGAACCCGAGGCCGTACAGCTCCTTTGCACGCTCGTTCTGCTCCATGCGGGAGAACGGGTTCTTTTTCTGAGCCTTGATTTTGACATCGAACACCGGCCTGCGGTAGATGACCTCCTGCCCAGGATAGCCAGACGGAGCGACTTGGTCCTTGATTGCAGCGTTGTTCATGTCGATGAACTGGTAGCTGCCGGGTACGGTCCCGGTGATGCGGAAGGAGCGGGTTTCGTCATAGAACTGCCGCATAAGCTCAATGCACATGGAGTTGACCTTGACGTGCGTGCGGTAGCTCGCGGCGATCATGTCGCGGCTTGCCTTGTTTCCAGCCTCCTGGAGTGCGGCAATAGCAGCAGCAGCCGTCACGCCGGAACCGGAGCCGCCGGAGTTCACGTCGCGGTTGGAGGCGGTGTCCTTCATCTCCTCAATCTTCATCTGGGCCACGGTCACATAGATGTCGGAGAGAGGCTGCGTGGTGATTTCCCTAATTCGGTGTTCGTCCAGTTCGCCCTCCACATGGACCAGAGGCTTGTTCCAGTCCAGGAACTCGGCCTCATTCACACCGGTGCTTGAGGAAACGAAGAACCGCTTGCGCGTGGTCATCATGGCGTTCTCCAGGATGTTGGAGGAGAGCTTGTCGATGTAGATTTGCGGGTCCTTGCAGATGGCAACATAGCCAAAGCCCACCGGCGTTCCCTTCTCCGGGAAAAGCACATCCAGGACCACAGGATATTTCCCGTGGTCATACCATCCGCGTTCCTGGTACTCAGGCTCATTCTCGCTGGCAAACAGAAGGGTGGTCCCAACGAACTTTGCGTAGTGCAGGATGGTCCTGCCGGATGCGTTTCGGACCTTGTAGTACCAGTCCACCACCACGCTCTTGTTGCTGATGTCCACGGTATCGTCGTAGATGTACTGCTTCACATCAATGACGCTCCCGCCCAGGTGTCCCTTGTGTTCCGGATACTGCTGCTCCAGAAGATCTTCGTCAACCAATTCCACGATGAAAAGGTTTCTGGAGTTCTGGATGTCTGTCACGCCGGGTTCCCAGAACAGTTTCAGAAGGTCAATCTCCCGGATGTCAATGTCACCCAGTCCATTCTCCTTGCTGCTGTTCCAGAAAACGCCGTAGGCAGCCGTTCCGTGCTTGAGCTTTTCCCACCAGTTGTCCGAGTAGGTCTGCTCGTAGTCGTTGTACTCCAGCACAACCGGAAGCACAGAGGACAAGACCTTGGCGCTCTCCTCGTCGGACCGTTCTCTCGGAAGCACGACAGGCTCCGGGTAGTTGTCCATGGCGTCAGCGTGCTTGTTCAGGATGGAGTTGAACAGCCACGCGCTCGTAGGCTCCGGCCTCGCGTCCGTGTTCTCCCCAGCCTTTTTCCGCTCTCGCCGCATGACCTCCCAATGCCGAAGCTCCCACCACAGTTCGTCCTCAACCACACGGTTCTCCAGCATGGTTTTCCCGTTCTTGTATTCCGTGAGGATGTCGATTGCTCGGGCAACCTCCTTCTCACCAATCCGCTTTTGGCTGGAGCGGGCGGTCAGCAGCATAGCCGCCATTTCCGGGCTGATGCCCTCGTTGCGCTGCAAACCAGGCAGCCCATTGGACTGCATACTGTTTCGAGCGCCAGAGCGCGGCGCGGTCTGCTCCGCGCTGGTTTCCTGCCCAGGTTCCACCTTGGACCGGCTGACGTTCTCCGGTTCCTCCTGGTTGTTCCTCTTTCGTCCAAATGTCGGCATAGCTTAGTACCTCCTGAAAAATTCGTATCTGTCGTACCGAAGATCGTCGTCGGTAGATAGAGGGTCATATACCACAAGGGGAGGGGCTTTTTGGGGCCGCGGAGCGATAGGGTTCTTCATGCAGACATACCGCAGCTCGTCGTAGATATGGTCCTCCCCGTCGGTGTCGATGTCCTCCACGTCCTTCTCGTCATACACGAGGTTCGGAACGGTTCGGATGAAATGCTTGCAAGTAGAGAACACATAGAGCATCGGGATTCCGCTTTCATCAAAGGCGAGCCGGTGGTGGACCTGCATCTTCCCGTCAATGCGGGCATGATCTCCCTTCTCGAAGTAGACGCGCTCACGCTCCATCAGCGCTCCGATGCTTTCCGTTCCCTGGCTGCCCCAGATTGCAGGGTCGCCGACGCGGTGGATGTTCCGCCCCTTTAGGTTCGGGTCCTCCGCCTCTATCTGCTTTATCTTCCGGGCGACATCCGAGGGTTCCATCTTCACGCCGGTGTTCGGTGTCCCCGTGCATCCGTAATACTCCCGGATGCGGTAGAGCCGCCGGTCATGGTCTACGGCATACCATCCAACAGAGAACGGCCTTGAGTAGCCCCAGTCCAGCGCGCACCAGATTGCCCATGTGTCCGGCACAACGAACGGGGAGATGACATGGGTGTTGATACGGTCCTCGTAGTGGTCGCTGTCGTTCCTCCACTCGGTAAACACCTGGCCGGAGAAGGTGTCCCAGTTCCCGTAAAGAAGCGCGTTCCGCTCCTGCTCCGGCATGGATGCAAGGCGGGTGATGTAGTCCGGGTCATTCTCCAGCAGGATTTTGTTGTCGAACACAGAGGACGGGACGAAGATGCGGGACTTCCACCGAACCTCCTCGCGCCCATCCGGGTGCCTGATCTTCACTTGCTCCCAGATGGTTTCCATAGGCTTCCCGGCGGTTATGAACCGTTCCTTTACCCATCCATGACCGACGCCGCCGGGGTTTGCCTGGGCGCGGGTGTAGCACCGCGTTCCAGGCCCGTTCGGGCGGTTCCGGGAGAACATATAGCTGTATTCCTCCCACAAGAACTGTGTCAGCTCGTCGAAGTCGATGAAGTCATACCGCTTGCCCTGGTAGTTGGTTCTGTCCTTGGTGTACTGCATGGAGCCGAAGTAAATCTTGGCCCCGCTCGGGAAGGTCCAGACGTGCTTGCTCTCGTTGAACTTTGCTTTTCGGTATGCCCGCTTATAGATTTCGGTCGAGCGGTCCATCAGTTCAGTGAGCTGCGGGAAGGTCTTTCTGAGAATGAGGCCGCGGTAGTACGGAATCTCAACCTGCCGAAGCGCCTCGGCGAGGGCGCAATCAGACTTTCCTCCGCCAGCAGCTCCTCCATACAGCGCCTCGTCCTCGAAGCGAGCCATGAGAGCCGCCTGCCTTGGTTGCGGCCTCCATACCACATTACCCATCGGCGTCGCCTCCTCCAGGGGTGGGAGGACCCGGGTTCTCCATCACAGGGGACAGAAGCACAACGCCCCCGGCATCGTCGGCATCGTCCTCCTTGCCGTCCGGCTTGTACTTCCAGGTGTCCGGCCTGCGGTTGGTAAGCCAGAACATCGCGCTCGTCGGGTCAGGCGGAACCATCTTGTTGGTGGTGGTCACCAGCTCAATGACGTTGCCAGCTTTGTCAATCCGCTGCTCCCGCTTGGTTTCGACATACTCAAACCCGCAGGCCCTCTTATAGAGCGCCGCCTCCACGTTATCGTCCGGTTCTTCACACGCCCGCGCGAAAGCAACCGAAAGCGCCGTGTAGCGCTCGTCCCCCTCGCTGCCCAGGTCCAGGTACTTTCGGAAAGTGGAGTAGGCAATACGCAGCTTCCCGGCGATCTCCTTCGCCGTCGCTCCCTCGCGCGCCCACTTTTCGATTTTCTCCAGGTACGGAGATACATGGGTTTCATATTTGCTTTTTGCCATATCTCCATACCTCCTTTTTGCATACTGATTTCATCGTAGCAGGGGAGTGCGAATATTGCGCCACGAAAACCGGGAAAAGTTTGGACGGAAGGGGGGAGGCCCCCTCACACCCTCACCCCCCTATAATCCCCCCTCTCCCTCTCTCCCCCATAGGAGGGCATAGACAAGAAAAGGCCCCAGGGCTTTCGCCCCAGGGCCGTTCTCTTGCTCATGCTATGCTAAAGCACACCATAAGCATATCATACGATAAACAGAGAAGCATCTCTGGCAGAAACGAGGAACACCGTTGCACGCAGAACAACTTCGTCGCGCTCTATGACTTCCTGGCTCTGGAAAAGAATCATCTCGCGCTTGAGCATTTCGGACGCGATCATATACGCCATGCTGTTTCTGGCGTGCAGCACCTCGTCCCTGAAATAGTCCGCGTTTTGGATGCAGTCCCTTGAAATCCGAACCTCTTGCCTCACTCGAACCGGCGTCAAATTCACGATTTTATGGGAAACGCGCGTCGTGCAGATCTGTTGCCGGTCATACCCTCCCAGCTTCCGAATGAGCCAGGACCGTATGCGCCACAGGATGTTTTTCATTCCTCTACCCCCTGAAAGTTCTCCCGTACCTTCCCGCCCGGTAAATCGAACTCGACGGTGTGATACCGCCCCTTCGGGTGGATATAAACTACCTTCCCGCGTAGGGGGCACTTGGGGCTGTTCCGGTCCCCCTCGCGCTCCCAGAAGGTTTCCGGGTATCGAACCACCTTCTGCCCAACTTTCACAGCGCCTTGCCTCCGTGCCGGTAGGGTCTGGTCTTGTTGTACGCGTGCTTGATGTCCAAGGCCATCTCCATGTCTACGTCGTTCTCCTCGGCCCACTCCTGGATTTCGCAAACACAGCGCGCCATCCGAAGGGCAGAGGCATAGCTCCCAGAGGCCCGACACCAGCACGAATACGCCAGGGAGAGGAGCAGGTGCCAGCGTGCAATACAGTCGCCCATAGAGGCGTTATAGACGCGGCACGGCACATCGCACATGATGGTCGTTCTGGCCTGCAACAGCAGGGCGTCCGTGTCGAACTCCTCCTTGCCGAAGTAGTCCAGCACCCGGATGATGCAGTCGGCCAGCTCCACGGCGATACCCTCCGGCTTTGCGCTTCGGTAGGCGCAGCTCGCCTCCTGGCCGGACATCTCGCAATCATAGATGTCCTTCGGGTTGCAGGGATTCTCGGGCGTTCCCTCGGTGCAGGCATACCAGACCATACCGCGACCGGCTCTCAGCTCCTCCAGGGCCTCGGACAGTTCGCTATGGCAAAGGGAGATGATCTCCCCGAAAGTTCTGGGGTCATCCCACCAGCCGTGCGCTACGGCGTTCTGGTGGACCTCCTGGGCAAACTTATTCATGCTCATGTCTTTTCCTCCGTTTCAGTTCCAGCATTTTATCCCGCACCAGCTCGTCGATGATGCGGCCCCGGTCCCGGTAGCCGCGCAGAGCAGCCAGCCGGTCCAGGTTGAAATTGGTCTGGGCAGTTACCACCTCAGAGATGCGGCGCAAGTTCTTCTTGTCCCTCACGCCCCAGCCCTCCGTTCCATGGTCATGCCGTCCAGCAGCCGCTCGTACAACCCCTTGTAGATGTCGCGCTCCACCTGCGCCCGCACAAGCTCCTCTGATGTCTGTACGGGCTGGAGCATAGGGACGGTGGGACTTGCCTCTGCCGCGCGCTCCTCGTCCCTTGCAAGGTCATAGCAGCCCAGCCCAAGGCCAGACATGATACCGATGTCCAGCGACGCAAGTTCGGACTTCGTGCAGCGCCCCACGCGCTTCCCGACGCGGCTCTTGTCAACGGTGTAGATATGCTCGCACATGGCCGTGCTTTGGATGGGCGTAGAGCGGATGGTGATATGTTCCGGCAGGTCCTTCTTCTCGGAGCCGGTACACATGACCACAGCGATGCAGGGGCTTGTCCGGTTCAGCTCGTTGCAGCTCACGACAATGGCGGGCCGGTCCTTTTCCATCTCGTGACCAGTTGCGTAGGGGATGGCGACGTAGTAGATGTCGCCGCGCTTGATTTCATCGTTCATCTCATACCTCCGTGATGCTCAGACCAAACCGCTCCCGCAGGAGCTTTTTCTTCATCTCATACTTTGCGGTCCGCGTGGCCTTGCTCTTGACATCCTCCACCACCGGGACCCAGTGAACCTCTCCGGCGCAGTCCGGCATTGTGGGCCTCTCATACGCAAAGTCGGCCACATATCGGATAGCCCGGACCCTCTCTCCGGTTTCGGTGATATAACTCTCCTGGAGCGTGTACTGGGCCTGGAGCTTGAGGTTCCGTATCTTTCCGGCCCGAAGCAGCACAACAAGTTCGTCAAACCGCCGCGCCTCCTTCTTGCTGTCGAAATGCAGGTCGCCTCGGCTGTCATGTTCGTTGTGATATTTCCGCTCCTGCGCCTGTTTCCCCAGCTTCTCAAGAACCTGCTTCTGGGCAGCAGGCCCGAGCCTCGCCAGATCGCTGCCACTCAACCCCATCTTCATCGCCTCCTTCCGTTCCTTGCAGTTACGGGCAGGGCCGGAACCCTGCCCGCGTTCAAACATCATAGGGAGGAGGAACTTGCCGGTAACTCCGCAATAGCCGGTCCCCCTGACCACCACGACATATTCGCACTCGTCGCAGTAGTCAATCTCTCCGGCGGCCTGCCGTGCAAGAGCAATTTCCAGCGGGGTTCTCTCGTCAAGCACTCAGCTCCGCCTCCTCCCGCAGGAGTTTCCGCTTTCTGCGTTGGTATGCGCTGTCAGCAGCCGAAACCCCCGGATGTTCTTTCCGGTAACGCCGGGCCTTTTCCCGAAGCTCCTCGGCGTGTGCAGCGTAGCACCTTCGGCTTTTCTCTCTGGTGTCGCGCTTCGCTTCCCGCTCTCTCCGGCGTTCCTCCGCCTTTCCGTCATACCAGCCGATATGCTTGTAGCTTGCGGCGAAGCACTTGGAGCAGCAGAAGTAGGTCGTGGCCTGCTTCTTGCCATCCCTCTCTACCTGCCGGACCCACGGCGTATCAGCCGTTGTGACAATCATCTTTCCGCAGGTTCCGCACTTCCTGTGCAGGACCAGGCGATTTGCTGTTTTCCTGCGAACGCTCATTCCTGGTTCTCCCTGTGGACAACCCCAACGATGTAGTCGCCGGTCTTTTCGTCCCGGCGGGCGTGGACCTCGTAGCCCTTACGAACCTCCTCGACATCGAACTTCTGGACCGTAAGCCTCCACCCAAGCCGCTCGCCGTCCTCGATGATCTCCTCACCATGCGCGAGGGCAATGGAGGAAATCAGAGCGTCGGTCGCAGCCTGGAGCTGCAAAGCACCGGCGTGCGCCCGCTCAAGTTCTTCCCCCCGCTTGCGAAGGAGCTTGTCCCGGTCAGCAACCGCTTTGCGGTATCGGCCCAGCTCCTTCTCAAGGCTCTTGATTTTGTCGATATTTCGCATATCACTCCGTCCTTTCGTAGTAGCGCAGGAGGTTGGAGGCAACGGAGCAGTCCTTCCAGTTCGCCACCGACGCGCAGTAGCGGCTTATGTACTCCTCCGACGCTTTCCTGTCCGGGAAAGAAATGCGACCGCCCTCACAGTGGACGCACATTTTCTCGTCCCACTTGAAAAACGGGCAATTCCAAGTCCTGTTCGAGTAACCCATACCAGAACACCCCCAGCGCTTATGTCAGTTTCTTTCGCTCCCCACCGGGCAGCCCAACCGGGTTCGCTCTCAGCAGGCGCTCGTATGTCTGCCGGAATCCGTCGAAGTTGAACATCGGCTTATCCGGCGGGGAAAAAGCCCTGATGCCTCCCATGGCTTCGATAGTCTTTTGGGTTCTGGCAGGCAGGTGCTTGATTGCCTCCTCCTCGCTCTCTCCGTCTTGCAGCCACCTGAGTGCGTTGCGTGCTATCATGCAGGCCCTTTCGATTTCCAGGCGAACTTCCTCCGAAACTCCATCGGCTGCCTCCCGCATTTCCGCTATTGTCGGAGGAAATTTGCAGGTCTTACACACCCGTATGACAGCCTTTTGAGCGGTCCAGAAGTCGATGTCCTGGAGGCAGGTGGTCCAGAGCGTAATCGTCGGGGCCAGCCGCTCCTTGAGCGCCTGCTGGCTATCCGCCCGGAACATCTCAGCGTTCGGATAAGCAATCATCAGGACTGCAAAAATCTCAGTCATCTCAGCCCTGTTCATCGCCCATCCCCTCCAGAAAACGCGTCGTGCAGGTCCCGAAGCGCCTCCATCTTGTCCGAGGTGCTGGTAGAACTCCGGCCACCGGCGTTCCCGTGGAACCCGTTCGCCGCATCGGTCTTGAGGGCGAACACGCCAGCCCAGCACCGGTCCTCGCTCTGGTGCAGAATTGCAATCTGGGTGTCGCGATCTTCGGGGGCCAGTTTCTCAAGCTCAGTGACCAGCCGCTTCTTGGCCTGTTCGGTCATCGGCTTTTTGATTTTGACCCGCATCTCGTTGAAGCCACGCAGGGCAGCCAGAAGGTCATCATCGCCGCAGGCAAAGTCCGCAAATATATCTGCTTTGCTTTCATCTGCTTTGCTTTGCTTTGGTTTACTCTGCTTTGCTTTTCTTTTCTTTGCACCGTTTTGCTGTGCATTTGCATCGCCGGTGCATCCTTCATCGCCTGAATCATCCTTGCAAGGCTGATTTTCCCAGCGTTTTCTCGCTGCTTCTCTCCGAAGGTTGGAGATGTCATCTACCTTTCCCATGCGGCGAAGAAGGGAAGCGGAATATAAATACTCCCCGTCATTCACCAAAAGAGGCTTTCCGTTCTCGGTAAACTCTGTGCAGCAGTCCGTGATGATCTGCTCCACCCTGGATGCTTCTACCTGCATTTGCATAGCAAGAGTAGACCAGATGTACTTCGTTACAGACAGCTTGTACTCGGGCTGCTCGCGCAAAATCTCAACCAGCATGAAGTAGACGCCGTAGCCCTCCGCCCCGTAAACGGAGCGGAGAGCCAGGATTTTCGGGTCGTTTCTGGCGTTGCAGTCATGCGAGAAGAAGTAGGCGTCTTTGTCGTTGGTTTTTGGCATTGTCGCGCCCCCTTATCGGTCGCCCTGCTCCTCGTCGCCAGAAACGGGCGTGTCTTTCATCGCAACAACCTCGCCGGTGGAATCGTCCACCTCGTATGCCTCTGCCTCGACATAGGAGGACGGGACAGAGTACATATCATCGGAGATTTCCGTTTTGATGGTTTCGTCCTGTGCGACGCCGCGGACGAAATCGCTCTTGAGAGGAGCGTACTTGAGGACCCGCTTGAGGACAGTTTTCTTCGCCATCTCCTCGAAGTTGGTCTGCCATGGGCCGGAGTTATACGCCTTGCTGTACCGCTGGGCGTGCGCCCGGACATCCTCCATACTCATAACCTCGAAGCCGTAGCCGCCGTCCTTGGTGCGGAAAACGGCATAGACGTGGGTGGGGTTCCCCCTGGCACTCATGGCCGGGACGTGCTTGAGCTGCGGTTCCAGGCCGAAGGAGTAGGTAAACTCGTCGTTCTCGTAGACAACCTGCGCCTGAATGACGCTGACCTCTCCAGAGCGGTATGCCAAATCAATGAGGCCCTTGTACCCAAGCTGGAACTGGCACTCCAGCCGTTTCTCCTTGCCGTTCCAGTAGGGAATGAGGTACGCCTGACCCAGGGGGGTGTTCGGCTCCACGCCGAGCTGCGCGGCGGTCATCATCGCGCCGAGAAAGCTCTGGGGGGTGGTTTCCGCCAGCTTTGGGTTGGTGGAAAGGGCAGACAGCACAATGCGGGTGAACCGCTCCGGCGTGATGACAGAGGGGAGAGCCTTTTTGATCTCGTTCTGCATCTGCTTGATGTACTGCTGCATGGTGGCCTTGCCGCCCTGCTCCTGCCTCGCTGCCGCTCGACCGGCGGCTTTCTGAATCGTTGTGTTCCCTGCCATATCAAACTGCCTCCTTAATGTCCAGTTCCTTTTCCGTCACTTTGAACGGTCTGGAAACGCTCTCCTTGTAGTAGGGAGAAAGGTCGATGTTGGGGTGGTCCTTGGAGAAGGACTTGGCCTGGAAGGTCTGCCGCACCTGCGGTTTCCAGGTGACCGCATAGGCACCGCAAACAGCCCGCTCCGCCTGCTTCATGTCGTTCTTGACGATGTTCTCAATTTCTCCGATGCGCTCGTCCAGGGATTTCTTCTGCTGCTTGAGCTGGAGATATTCGCTCAGAATGGTTTCGCGCCCGAACAAGTCAACGCCACGGTCCTGGGTGTCAGAATAGATGACTTGCAAGGCGTCGCTCGTAGCCTCTGAACCGTCAGGACAAGGGGGAGTGTCATTCTCCACCAAGCTCCAGAACTCCTTCTCAGCGGACATCAGCGCGTCAATCTCCGCCTGGTCCCGCTCAAGGGTGAAGATGAAGAACCCACGCCCGAACACCAGTACAGCCAAATACCAGCGATCTGCGCCGGTCACGGCCATGTAGTGAACGCACTGGGCGTAATACTTCTCCGGGAACTCAACGCCCTTGAACTGCTTCACGTCCAGGGTGGAGGTGGTCTTGCACTCAAGGCCCGCGTTCTCGCCGACAACCACGCGGTCAACGTCAGCGTGGGCGAAGGGATATTCCGGGTTGTAGAGCATAGCCTGGAGGCGGCGAACCTTTTTGCCGGTTTCCTCCATCCAGCGACGGGCCACATAGTCCTCCAGGTCGCGTCCCAGGCGCATAGCCTCGGTGTCCGGCTTATCCGGCAGCCTGCCGGTCTTGTCCGCCCATACGGTGTAGGGAGTGGACCATTTGGAGAGGCCGATGATACCGGCGGCGTCCGAGCCGCCGACCGTTTTCCGGCGGAGGGCCAGCCACTCGGGGCGGCCCATTCCGCGGGGAGATACCTGCTTAATTCCTTTCATGTTGTCCTCCTAATCCGCCGTCAGCTCTGGAAGCTATCCAGAAGCATCCGGGCCAGACCGTTCACCCGTTCGGCGCTGGAGCGAATGTCCAGCAGGCTCTCGCGGAAGCAATCGACCTTCTTCTCGCTCTCGTTCGGGGTATTCGCCCTGGCTTTGCACTCGATGATCTGGGAAAGGCGCTCCAGCACGTTCTCAGTGTCCATCAAGATCTCAGCGGTAGTGCCTGCGATAGCAGGGAGCGTTTCCCGCGGCATAGGGGCCTGTGAGCCGCAATCGCAAAAATTGGAATTAGAGTTCATCTTCGTCCTCCTCGTGATATTCTTCGATTTCTTCTTCCCCGCAACCGGGGCATCTCGCTTCGTAGTAGTCCCACCAGCCGTTCTCTCCGTCCAGGTTCTCGCGCCGGTGGATGATGTCCGGCTCCTCGAACAGAAGCCCGCAGCGTGGGCAGGAATACATCACATCATCACCACGATTTTGCCTTGCGTGGCCTCCTCGGACAGTTTCTCCTCGAAGTAAGCGGCGATGCGGCGCTTGGCTTCCATGCTCCACATACCGCCGTCCGCCTCAAAGAGGCCCACGTTTCCGTCATCATCCAGGCGAAGGATGAACTCACTCTCCGGCTGCTCAACCTCCAGGAAGGTCCGGTAGGGGCGCAGCTTCACGCGAGGCTTCACCTGCACCATCTGCTTGAGAGAGATGCCGGTTCTGGCTTCTACCTGCTGGCTCACGCCGTTGTCAATGGTGCTGACGCCATTTTCCTTGTTGATACGGGAAAGGAGGTCCAGGAGGTAGTCAACGCCCTCGCCGGGTTCAAACTTGCTGCGAAGCTCGATGATGGCGTTCTCAGGCTCGCGGAAGCCGTCATGGAAACCAGGGACATCGCACTTCGCGGTGTAGAGGTTGTCCCGGCACATCACGCTGTCATAGGTAGTGAATACAGAAACCAGGCGGGCACCATCCACGCGGATGAATACCGGGAGGTTTTCGACCATGTCCAGCTCGTTGCGAACCAGCTTCACGATGCTGTCCAGGCCGGAAACAGAGAGATTGGCAGGGCGGTCGATGTGAGGCTTGATGCGGACCAGGTCATTGTCGGAGTAGGTTTCTCCGTTGATTTCGTAGGTCTTGTTCTCCTTGAGGGACACAAGGAACTGAATCGCGGATTTCAACATTGAAAATTCTCCTTTCGTTTATGGGCTTACGCCCGCTTGAAGTTGAGGATTTTGGGGGAAACCTGTTCGGAGCCGTCGAGGGCCATCTGCCCGGGGACCTGGGGAACCATCTCGGCCACAACCATTTCGCCAGTGTTGGGCTGATTGGTGATAAAAAGGCTCGTGGTGACGGGGTCCGTAGGAACCAAGCTGGACTTTGCCGTGGTCTGAACGGTGATGGTTTTTCTGTCGGCGCTGGGGATAAGCTCAAGCGTGACGGTGATCTTCCGCTTTCCGGTGGGCTTCGTGTTCAGGTCGAGGATGTTGTCGATTACCTTTCCCATCTCATAGTCCACTCTCTCCAGAATCGCGCCCATGGACATCTCCAGGATGCTTTTCTTGTCCAGTTGCTCGCTCATGCTGTTTTTCCTCCTTTCTTCGTGGCCTTTATGCGGGCCGCATATTCGCCCAAAAGCCGCTTTAGGGCGGCATCGTGCCAGCTCTGCCAGGAGCTATATCCGCACACCTGGAGGAGATCGTCCGGCAGGCTCTCCGCAAACTCCCGGCTGATGCGGTAGCATTTGCGGAATCGCCCTGCATGGCTCGGAGGCGGAGCTGTCGCCTTGTCCTCGCTCTCCGGCGTCACCGGTTCCGAACCAGCCCGGAAAACTCCGAGAAGGTCCAGGTCCTCGGGGTCATACAGAGCCATGCGGCTCTCGCCCAAAAGCTCCTCCAGGGCTTTGAGCTGCGCCTCCGTAGGCAGGCAGACGCCCTTCTCATAGCGGCTTACCATTCCCACGTCCGCGCGGGCCTCTACTTCTTTGAGCCGAGCCGACACCTGGGGCTGTGTCAGCCCCAGCGCCAACCGGCGTTCCTGCAATCGGTTTGCCATGGTCTTTGTCCTCCCATCTGCTCCATCGTTTACAGCTCTTGCAAGGCTCTTTGCTCATTGGCAATTTGTAATGGGTGCAGGAGCAACACCCGTGCTTAACATCGCGCTCCATGTAGCTCCTCCTCAATGTCGTGAATGTACTTGAAAAATGGATAGAATTGCTGGGGCACTACGGCGTTTCCAAGGCACTTAATTCTGTCCACCCTATTGGGAACCCCATCAACCACTCGACCCACTCCGGGTTCAGGCGGCCAATTATCCCAAACGGCGTTGCCTCTGTCAGTTCGTTCAGTTGGTGTCGATAGTGCCCCCCCCCCCCGCAAACCTGTTCGTCGCAGCGCCCTTGTAGTCGCTCGCCCTCGGTGTCGGGATAAGGCGCGTGAAGTTCTGCTCGTAACCCATCAGCCATTCCAGAAATGTCGGGTTTGTTTTCCCGCCGTTCCCTTGCGATAAGTTCCTCCGCTCCTCCTCTGTAATAATCCCCAGTTCCGCAAACCGTTTTAAGGTCTGAAAGTTCGCCGTTCCTCCGCAGAGGGCCGCGCCCGTTGATGGCGTGGGCCACAATAGCGACGCGGTTTCTTTTGTGCGGTGCGTCGACGCCACAAGCTGGAATAAGAAATGTTTGCACTTCAAATCCTTCTTCTTCCAGCGAAGCAAGCACCTCGTCGAGTGCCAGATTGACGATCCCAGGCACATTCTCACCAAGCACCCAAGTGGGCCGGATTTCTCGTATAACTCGCAGCATTTCAGGCCAGAGGTAACGGTCGTCGTCCTTGCCTCCTTGCTTCCCGGCAACACTGAAAGGTTGGCAGGGGAAGCCGCCGGAAATAAGGTCAACTGTTCGTAGTCCTGTTCGCTCATAGAAACTCTCCTTTGTGAGTGTTCGGATGTCGCGCCACCTGGGGACATCCGGCCAGTGCTTCTCCAGAACCTTTGTCGGATAGTCCGCCCACTCACATTGACCGACAGTCTCAAACCCGGCCCATTCAGCAGCCAGGTCAAGCCCGCCGATGCCGGAGAACAAGGAAAGATGCGTGAGTTTCATACTCATTCCTCATACGGGCTATCCAGGCTCCAGTCCCATGTATTGCCGCCCTGGTACTGGTCCCGAAAGCTGTTGACCCGGCCATCCCCGGTGAAGTACAGGTACTCCTCCGGCAGGACGCGCCCAACGTCGCCCAGGCAGATGTCCTCCATTTCCCAGCGGGCCAGGACGTCCTCCACAACAGCAAGAAGGTCCGGGTCATATCCGTAGAACTGGTTCGGCTGCGTAACCACTCCGATGATGTCATCCGGCCACAGGCCGCTTTCATCGTCAACGCGGTTCAGAACGCACCAAACGACGGCAGCTTGTTCGACGGTCGAGCATCCGCGCGCCTCTCCGTAGAGCGTCTTTGCAAGGTACTCGGCGGGGTCACGGCTGGCCTGCTCAGTTTCTTCCTGGGTGATGGAAACGCGCGGCGGTTTGGTGGAACCTGCATCAGCCTCGCCCTCCGCGGCAGTCGGCGTTGTCACCGCAAGCACCAGGGTGATGACGGCCAGAAGTGCCACCAGACAGATAACGGCTCTCGCCGCGAAGATACGGCGCTTGCGCTGGAGCGCCCTTCTCTCAGTCCGGGTCATAGCTCTCCCTCCTCCGCCGGTACAGCTCGTCGATAAGGTCCGTGTCGGAGAAGTCGCGGATTCCCTTATCCGGCGCTCCATCATTGATAGATACAAGGATTGAGGATTTCAGATAAAAAGCGGGGCGCGGGGCGAAGAGCGCGTAGCCGACATTGTTGCGGCTCACGGAGCCGTCGGTGTTGATGCAGTACGCGTAATAGGTGCCGGAGTACGGGGAGTTGTCCGTACACCAAGGTGTAGCGGTCCACCACGGCTTGCTCGTCAGGGGGATGTAGCAGCGGTATTTGCGGAACTCGTCGATGGTCAGGGTTCTGGCCTTTACGCAGGGAATCCCATAGTCGGTCATGCCGTCCATGGAAGTGAGATCAATAGGCCGCTCCAGCATGGCGTCCTTGATAGACGGGTGGTTGTTGGCCCATTCCAGGATGTCGGCCATCAGGCAGCTACCA